ATGGGCAAACAGGATATGTTGGATCACCCTTACTTTTTAAAAAATAAGTTGAAGTTTGACACTATGAGGTTTGGAGGAGGTCTTAACTCGATTATGCAAGACACTATTGAGGCAAGAGACCTTGCACAAGGTAGACAATCGGCACTTAAACAGGAAGAAAAGGCACTAGGAGACAACGCACAATATAACATCACTATTTGGTATACACACTACAAAGATTCCGGAGACAGTAAACCCTGTAAATATAAAGTATATCTAATAAACGATAGGGCAGACGTTATAGGAATTCAAAAGATAGAAAGAAAGAAGGGTAAAAGAATCATATTCCCCTTAATAGATAGGGTTTTATACCCGACATCACACGATTGGGACGGTACATCAATCCCGGATTTAGTTGAGGACAAGCAAAGAGCAAGAGCAGTTGCCCAGAATCTAGGTCTTAAAGCAATGAAAGCAGATTTATATCCAATGTATATTTACGATTCCAATAGAATAAAGAATAGAAACGATCTTAATTTTGACTATAACAAATTCATCCCGGCAGACGTTCCCGAAGGCGGGACTGTTAATGGGGCAATTATCCCATTAAACAAATCGTCTCCGAATATGGGTTTACTAGATTTTATTTATACATCACTTGATACTTCTGCCCAGAAATCAACAGCAACCCCGGATATTAAAATGGGTATGCAGTCCCAGCAAGATAGACCCCTTGGAGAAACTAACTTAATATCTGCAAACTCTGATACCAGATATTCACTTGCAGCCAAGGTATTTGGCTGGAGTGAGAGAGAGTTTTGGGCACAGTGGTATTCCATGTATGACGAAAACTTTTCAGCAGATATTGATGAAAAGATATTAAGAGTAGTTGGGGCTTTTGGTGCTAAGTGGAGACCTTTAAAAAGAGGAGATATTATAGCCAATCTTTCACCGGATATTAAGATTGAATCAACAACTGTTTCAAGAGCAAAACAGTTAGAGGAAAGACAAATGCTCACACAATATCTAACATTGGCTTTTGGAGATCCTACCACTAACAGAAGATATGGTTTAAAAGAACTTGGCAAAAGATCAGGATTTAAGAAGGACGAAATAGATAGGTTATTACCCCCTACAATAGATGAACGTATTGCAGAAGATCAAAACGATATGCTTAATCAGGATAAACTTGTTCCCGTATTACCGGAAGATGACCACCAGATTCATCTGGAAATACACATGAAGGCAAGAGATACAGATGCCACATATGCACATATCGAAACCCATAAGAAGACTTTATCTATTAAGAAAACTAATCCCGAAATGTTCCCGACCGACATGACTGTTGTTAATCAACAGAACCAACAGGGTAATATGCAACCTGTAACTCAACCAGTAGTGGGCGGAACTAGACCTGCACAACCCGGTTTGGGGCAGTCTTTTGCACAGAGATAATATGCCAACTAATAAACTTTTTGACACACCGGATAAAATAAACTTAGCAATCTCTAGTTTTAAGACGTTGAAAGACACCGTCGGGTGGAAATTATTGGAGGAAATAGTAGAGGCAAATATTAAGTTACTGGAAGATCAGATACTTAATGGTTTTGATGAAGAAACAAAAGAACAGATAGACCGTAAAAGAGACAAATTAAGAGCCTATAAGGAAATAATAAATACCCCCGACTATTGGATAAAGCATTTAGAAACCCCGGAATTGTTGCAACAAGAAGAAGATCCCTACTATACGGTGTCATCTCTAAATAAAGAAAAGAAGAAGTAATAATTGACAATAGTATCTGGGTAAGACTATTATAGTGCGTATCAAGTTATAAAGGAAAAACCTATGACAGATGAAGTAAAAGAAGAAGTAGTTGAAGAAACAAAAGAAACCCCCGAAGAAGTAGTAGAAGATGAAGTTGTTGAAGAAGATAAAGTAGATGAAGTAGTTGACGTAAGTAAAGTAGAAGTAGAAATAAGAAAAAAAGATGATGAGAAGATTGACTATGGGGAGGATATAGACCCGGAGGATATTAAAACCATAGGAACAATAGTAGCAAAACAAACAGAAAGTATTAAAAACCAACTCCAAGATACAAAAATCAAATTAGAAGTAGATTCCTTTTTACAGGAAAGACCTGAATTCTTAAAATATAAACAGACAATATTAAAGTATGTAGATTATGTTGATAAAGATGGAAGTAAACCCTTTTCTCGCATGACTATTAAGAATTTGGCGGTTATAGCATCTGCAGATGATCTACTAAAAATAGGCGCACAAAAGGAAAGAGAAGCACAGGCTAAAGTAAGTGCTACAAAGACCCCCGGAACAGGGGCAAGAACTACGGGGGATAGTGCTACAGACTGGTTAAAAGCACCAAAAAACGATTTTGAAGCTAAAAAACGAGAGGTATTACAAAGAAGGTAATTATTTATAAGGAAAGGTTATTATGAACGAATTAGAAACATTAAATATTAGCGAGTTAAGGGAAAGATTAGTTGGACTTGGTATGTCGGAAAAGGAAACAAATACTTTTATGACTAAATCATCTATTATTTCTACTATTAAGATTTTGGAATCCAGAAAAGTTATATCAACATTGGAGAATATGAAAGAAGATGGTAAGTTGCCCGCAGAAGAAGTCAAGAGAGTAGAAACAATAGAGGAAAAGATTGATCCATCAGAGGAGAGGAAGGTAAATAAGAATTGGAAAAGCAAAGCAGAAACTATGAAGGCACATTTAGAAACACAAGAACAGGTTAGTATATTAGTTCCACTATCCGAGGGAGAAAAAGCAGGGGTTGTTGAGTGGAGAGTTGGAAAAGATGGGGAAAAATATCAGTTTCATGTTTCTGGTGCGGTTGAATCAGTACAACTTAATGGTTACAAATATTTTATAGCTAAAGGTGTTTATACCAGAGTACCAAGACAGGTAGCGGAGGTTATAAGCAGGTCGCAACAGCAAACTCTTGAAGCCGGAAGTAATATATCTTTAGATAGAATGGATCCCAAGACAGGACGCCCGATAGCAGAATCTTTATAGTGCCATTGACAGCAGTATCTAATATCATCTAAAATATACATATAAGCGTATAACGAAAAAATCGAAACGCGGTCAAAATGACCGTGTTTTTTTTGTTATACGACATATTTTATTTATTTAGAGAAAGGACATCTAATATGGCAATGACAACTAGAAGTGCCAATGTTACTACGGATACAACCTCGTCAGGTACAATCCAAAGGGAAGTATCTAACTTCTATGACAGAGCTTTGCTTGAAAGAGCAATTCCAGCTCTTGTTCATACAAGATTTGCACAAGTTAGAGATATTCCGGCAAACAGCGGTACTAATATTATTAAGTTTAGAAGGTATGGTAGCTTAACAGCTAACACCACAGCCTTAACAGAAGGTGTAACCCCATCCGGAACAGCATTAAGCGTTACTGATTTGGTGGCTACAGTTTTACAGTACGGAGACTACATCACTTTAACTGATATAGTCCAAATGGAGACCTACGATCCTATCTTGACTGAAGCAGCCGAGGTTTTAGGAGAACAGGCAGGAGATTCTATAGATCAGCTTATGAGAGACATCATAGTCGCAGGTACAACTACTCAGTACGCTTCAACAGCAACCACAGACGTTACTCTTACCGCAGCTATGGTCTTAAATAGAGCAGAAGTAAAGGAAGCAGTGAGAACCTTAAGAGGAAACAACGCAAAACCCGTAACAACCATGATTGATCCCTCAACCGGATACAATACAGTACCAGTAGGAAGATCCTTCATCGGAATCGTATCAGAGGATACAGCCTATGATTTGGATGATGCTGAAGGCTGGATTCCAGTAGAGAAATATCCTAATAAGTCAAACGTAATGGAAGATGAAATAGGAGCCTTGGGTAACGTAAGATTTGTTATGTCTACAAATTCTTTTGTAGATGCAGACGGTAATCTTAATTCCGGACCGGTACATTACACACCTATTTTTGGTCAGAACGCTTTTGCTATGACTAGAATAAGTGGAGAATCACTAAAAAATATTGTTAAACCTTTAGGTTCAGCAGGGACAGCCGATCCACTTAACCAAAGATCAACAAGTGGTTGGAAACTAACCTTCGTTGGTAAGATTCTTAATCAGAACTTTGTAGTGGTAGTGCATCACGGAGTTTCAGCTTAAGTATTTATTTAGGTTAATGAAAGGATACTAATATGGCAATAACAGCAACACAGGTAAGTCCTCTCAATCTTTTGAGAATGGCTACCGGAAGATACCTAAATACTGGTGCGGCTGCTGCATTTACTATCACTCTTGGGTTCAAACCTAGATATATAAAGATGGTTAATGTTGGTGGAGGACTCGCTAGTATTGAATGGTTTGAAGGTATGGCAGATCTTTCTGGAGTAGCAACTGCTACAGCCGGAGATATAACCGTTGATGTATTAACAGGATTTACGGTAACTAGTACCGGATTTACACTTGGAATACAAGCAGCAGTAAATATTACAAATCAACAGTTATCTTGGATCGCATTAGGATAGTTAGTAATTAGTTTAGGAAAGGAATTAAAATGGCAATAACAGCAACACAGGTTAATCCGCTTAACTTGGTAAGAATGGCTAGTGGTAGGTATCATGATACCGCCGCAGCCGAATTTACCATCACTTGTGGGTTCAAACCTAGATACGTTAAAGTTGTGAATGTTGACGCAACAGGACTTTCAAGCATGGAATGGTTTGAAGGTATGGCTAATGATTCCTGCGTAGAGACTATCACAAATGGAACCATAACCGTTGATACTACAGAGGGAATTACTGTATCAGCAAGTGGTTTCACAGTGGCAGTTAATACGGAAGTAGTCATTGCAGATGAGCAATTGACTTGGATCGCATTAGGGTAATAATTAGTTAATTTATTGTTAATCCCTACCCATTCGGGTAGGGTGCGACAAGAAATGTTGGAACTGTTGGTTATGCCAATAGCGAAAACAGAAAAGGAATAAAATGGGTAAATATAGTTCAGCTTCATCAGGAGTATTTGCTCTTGAAAAAGCGTTAGGAGATTTAGCAGGTACAGGAGCAGCTCTTGATGGTGGTAATGTCTATTATGTATTACTATCTTCAAAAGCATTTGCTCCATCTTTCATAGCAGACCATCAGAAGTTCTATTCAGATGGTTCAGCACAACTATACTTAGATCCGGGAACCGGAGCAGGTATTAGAAATGCTATTGCAGCCTGTAAAGGTGGTAGAGGAGATTATATTGTTGTAGGTACAGGTGCTTATACTTTAACTACAGCTATAACTTTAGCGGGAAAGTCATCTGTTCACCTTATCGGTGTTAATGGGTTGACTTGCGAGATTGGTAGTTCAGGAGCAGCTGCTCTTACACAGACAGGGGATTTTCCATGTATTATTGCGGAAGCCTATTGCGAAATAGCAGGGTTTCAACTTGTTAATCATCCGGCTTATCCGGCGATTACTGTTCCAGCAAATATTTGGAGAGTGAATATTCACAACAATACTATTTGGGGTGGGGGTGCAGGAGCCTGTCATTATATTGATGCTTCCGCTGCCGCTGCTGCTACACATGGATATATTTGTAACAACAGATTTTCAATAACAGGAAATTC